GATTGACTGCCGTAGCTGCTTTTTGTATTCTGTTTTCGCAATGGTCCTCCCTGTTGCTTGCTAAGTCCTACGCCCAACCGCCCACAAATGCCCGTTGGGCGTAGGCATCCTTCAGAAAGGGTTTCAAAATGGCCTGTATGACTAAGAAGCGCAAAGGCAAGAAGAAATGAAGGGGCTTTACGCCAACATCAACGCGAAGCGTAAACGTATCGAAGCCGGAAGCGGCGAAAAGATGCGGAAGGTTGGTGCAAAGGGTGCGCCCACTGCTGCTGCCTTCAAGGCTTCTGCCAAGACAGCGAAAAAGCCAAAATGAAGAAGCAAGGGCCGTCTTTGTCTGTCGGACGCGGAGAGAAGCTGCCTGTCTCTAAGGGGGCGGGGCTGACTGCAAAAGGCCGCGCGAAATATAACGCTGCCACTGGCTCAAATCTCAAAGCCCCTGCTCCTAACCCCAAGACCAAGGCAGACGAGGGACGCAAGAAGTCCTTCTGTGCGCGGTCGAGTGGTTGGACTGGGGAGCGCGGCAAGGCAGCGCGAAAGCGGTGGGCGTGTGACTGAAGAAGACTCGCTCTACTCTGCCCTCGTTGCTCGGTGTGCTGTAGATCGCTACTTCTTCGTCACTGAGATTTTGGGCGTCGAAAAAGTCGAAGACTGGCAGCGCGAGACGATGGCTGCTCTGGACAGTGGCGAAACTCGTATCTCCATTCGATCTGGCAACGGCGTTGGTAAGACTGCCTTGTGTGCTTGGCTGTCGATCCACTACTTGCTGTTCCGCGATGACGTAAAAATTCCTGTAACTGCTCCGTCCAGTTCGCAGTTGAAGGACGGCCTTATTCCAGAGACGAAACGCTGGATCGCTAAACTGCCTGAGTTCTTGCGTATCCAGATTGAGATGACTGAGGACCGCATCCGGCGCACTCCGGGCGGCGACAACAACTTCATCTCATTCCGTACTGCCCGCGCTGACTCGCCTGAAGCATTGGCGGGTATTCACGCCAGCCATGTTATGGCGATTGTGGACGAGGCAAGCGGTGTGCCGGATATCGTGTTCGAATTTGCTGAAGGCACAATGTCGTCGGCTGGTTCTATCTTCATCCTGATCGGCAACCCAACGCGACCGACTGGCTACTTCCACAAGACGCATACTCTGCTCAAGCACAAGTGGTTCACTAAGCAAGTGTCGTCCTTCGACAGTTCCCGCGTTACGCAGGATTTCGTCGATAACATTGCCCTGACTTACGGCACTGGCTCGAACACTTACCGCTACAAAGTCTTGGGCGAGTTTCCAGAGAGCGTAGCCGATACTGTCATCCCAAAGGAGTTGATTGATGGCGCATGGGGCAGAGACGTTGACCTCCTACGCGGCGCGGAGCGTTTTTGGGGTGTGGACCCCGGACGCGGAGGCGACCCAACAGGCTTTTGCATCAGAGCAGACAACCATGTCGAAGAACTCATCGAATGGTACGATGCAGACCTCATGCGCGTCACAGGCCGTGTCAAAGAGCGCTGGGACAGAACGCCCGACAAGGAGCGGCCCGAATCTATCTTCGTTGACTCCATCGGTCTGGGTGCTGGTGTTGCTGACCGCCTTCGTGAACTTGGTCTTCCTGCTGTTGACGTTAATGTCGCTGAATCCCCCTCTATGAAAGACCGCTTCACGCGGTTGCGGGCGGAATTGTGGTACGCAGTCAGGGAATGGCTGGAGCAGCGCAATGTCGTTTTTCCAAAAGAACTGGACTTGGCAGAAAAGCTAATGTCGGAATTGGCGGAGCCGCAAGCAATCTTCACATCGACAGGCAAGGCAGACGTCGAATCCAAGGGGGCGATGAAGCAGCGCGGTGTTCGGTCGCCAAACTTGGCTGACGCACTTTGCCTGACTTTCGCTGGCGGCGGAGCCATTGCAGTCGGTCGCTCCAATGGGAAAAATAGCTGGAAAAAACCTCTGACTTGGACAACTCCGGGCCTCGTATGAGCCTTCGTTGACCAAAAGCCGCCTAACTGGTAGACTGCTGCAACTGAACCTATAGCCCGGAGGCCAAAATGCCCATTCGCGGAGTCAAGAACCCCTTCCCGAAAGTCCTTCCTCCCACCAGCGGCGGGATGTTCTCGTCTGACGGCAAGCAGAAGATGGACCCTGTAAAGCAGTCAGCCATCGTCAAAAAGACTGTGGCCGAGGCCATGCGTAGCAACGGCAAAGTTGGCAAAAGCTAATGTCAGTCACGATTTCGCCGCCCAGCCCGAACAATAAGGCCAGCGCATACTACGCGACCATCAACCACGTTAAACACGCCGTAGTCGCAGAGTCAAAATCGCAGATTCTTGTCGCTATCGTCGATAATCGCTGACTTCGAGGTAAGAAATGGCTGAAGACATCTGGGGTATTGATGAGTCTGTCCCTCCTGCGGACGACCAGACCATTTCTGTCGATGACGCAGCGCACGAATTGGGCGCATTGGTCAACACTGCCGTCAACTTCATCGACGAGCAGTTTATGCCCGGCTGGGAGACAGCCCAAAAATACTACGATGGCCTGACTGACATCCAAACTGTCCAAGGCCGCTCCAAAGTCGTGGTGACAGCAGTCAGGGACGCGATCCGATCCGCTCGCCCGTCCTTGATGCGTATCTTTTTGCAAGCAGACACTATCGTCGAGTTTGTTCCAAACGGCACAAAGTCAGCAAATCTTGCCTCTCAGCAGTCCAAATACGTCAATTCGCTCTTTTTCCGCTCAAATGGCTACCGCTCGCTCTACGACTGCATCCAAAACGCCATGCTTAAGAAGCTAGGCGTGATGAAATTCTGGTTCGATGACGCGACTGAAGTCAAATACATCGACCTGACTGCCATTCCGACCGACGAACTCGACCGAATCTCCTCTCGTCCTGACGCGATGATTATGTCCGTGACGCCTTCCGAGGCACAGCCCGTCATTATCTCGCCGGACGGCACTCAAATCCAACTTTTCGACGCAAATATCGCACTTTACGTCAAAAACGGCTCCATTCGTGTCGAAAACGTGCCTTTGGAGGAGTTTTTCATTGACGAAAACGCCTCTGGCATCGAAGACGCTCGCGTTATCGGCCACCGCCGCCAAATGCGTGTTGGCGATGCCGTTGCAATGGGTCTTCCCTTCGACGAACTCGACAATCTCGACACAATCGACCCCGAACTTTACGCAAGTGCTGGCGAATCCGAATATCGCCGTGGCTACATGAAAGTCACGGAGCAAGAGTCGATGGACCGCATGATGCGGCTCGTCCTGATTACGGAATGCTACGCCCGCTACGATCTTGACGGGACAGGCATCCCGCAGCTATACCGCTTCTGGCTAGGCGGCACGAACTACGACCTTCTACACCATGAACGCGCCTCACAAGTTCCATTCGGCCTTATCTCAGTCGATCCCGAACCAAATACTGTCTTCGGCAAGTCACTCTTTGACGTTGTACGCCAAGAACAAGACACGATGACCTCGCTGCTACGCGCGACAGTCGATAACGCACACCTTTCCAACAACCGCCGCCTAGCTGTTCACGACACGCTCGTGAACATGGACGATGTACTGAACCCCGCTGTAGGCGCTCCAATCCGCTTCAAGTCAGCAGGACAAATCCAAGAAATTGGGGTTCAGTCCACCATCTCGTCCATGCTGCCTCTCTTGCAGTTCCTCAAGCAAGACACTGAGCAAAAAGTGGGTATCACTGGCGCTGCAATGGGCATCGACCACGATGCTTTGCAGTCCACGACCCGCGAAGCCGCCATGAACACGATCCAAATGTCGCAAGGACAGATCGAAGTCATGGCTCGCAACATCGCAGAAGGTTTGAAGACTGTCTTCAACGGCATCCTGAAGCTGTCCATGTGGCATATGCCGCGAGAGCAGATCATGGAAGTGAACGGCGATTACGTCCCCGTAGACACTGCCATGTTCGATCCTACGCTGTATATGCGGGCTAACGTGGGTCTAGGCACTGGCGAGGCAACAGAGAAGCTGGCGGGCCTACAGGGCGTCCTAGCGCAGCAAAAAGAGATTGTTGCCACCTTGGGTCCCTCCAACCCCATCGTGACCTACCGCAACATCTACAACACCCTTGAAGACATGACGAAGCTGTATGGCATCTATAACGTCAGCCGCTACTTCTCCCCCGTCACGCCTGAAGTCGAGCAGACCTTGGCCCAGCAAGCAGCACAGGCCGCGCAGAACCAGCAGCCTGTGGTTGACCCCGGCACTGCGATGATCGAAGCCGAGAAGATCAAGGCACAACTCAAGGAACGCGAACTCTACGTCACCACCATGCTAGAGGAACGCCGTCTGGCGCTGGACAACCAAATCCGCGCACTGGAGTTTGCTGCCAAAGACGATCTTGAGCGCGACAAGATGGCCCAAGACCTCGAAATCGCTGCCTCCAAGTCAGCAATCGACAAGCAAAAGGTCGCTTTGGAGCAAGAAAAAATCCGGTCTGCGCCTTATGACGCGCCGACCGCAGAGCCTCTGACACCGCCCGCTCCTCCGGCAGGAGCCGTCCAGAATGGCTGATTCCTTCACAAAAGCCCGCCGCGCTAAGGAACTTCTGGAGGATTCGGTCGTCACCGACATCACAAACCAGATGGTTGCGGAGGCTTTTGCAGAATTTTGTTCCGTTGATAGTCAAGACACTGTAAGGATGACTCATATCCACGCCAAAGTCAGGGCTGTGGATGATTTTCGAGCAACGCTGCGTAATATCGCGCGGCAGGTCGATGAGAGGAAACCCTAATGGCTCTTGAAGCCGGACAACCAACTGGCAAAATGTCGATGGACGACATTGCTGCCTCCATGATCGTCTCCGCTGACCCTGTAAAGGAGGAGGAGACTACCGCTGACGCTGCGGACGATAGCGTCGAAGACCAAGTTGATACGTCTGAGTCAGAATCTGAGTCAGATGCCGCCCCCACCGATGACACCGCCAACGATGATGATGAAAACTTCGAAACCTTCCAACTAACCGACGATACTCTTATCCCGGTGACAGTAGATGGAGAGGAACGCGAAGTAACGCTCGCTGACTTGAAACGTGCCTATTCTGGTGAAGGAGCAATCGAAAAACGACTGCAAATCGCCACGGAAACCAAGAAACAGGCCGAGAGCCTCAAGGTCCAAGTGGAGCAGGAGTTAAACTCTGGCCGTCAGAACCTCGTGAAAGCCTTTACAGCTTTCGAGAGCCTGATGTTCCAGCCTCAAGTCCCGCAGCCCAACCCTGCACTTCAGCAAACCAACCCTACCCAATACCTCATCCAGATGGAAAATTGGCGGGCGGAGCAAGGCGAACTTCAAGCAAAGCGAACCAAAGTGCAACAAGCTGTGGCGCTGTTCCAGCAGCAGGAAGCAGAGCAACGCGATCAGATGAAGGCAGAAGCCGCTCATCGCCTCGTCGAAGCCATGCCAGTGCTGCGCGATCCCGTAAAAGGGCCGGAAATTCAGCGAATGATGGTAGACGCCGCTCGTGCATACCAATTTGCTGACAATGAACTGGCCGAAATCGTGGATCATCGGATGTATCTCGTGCTGGCTGACGCCGCCGCCTACAGGCAACTGAAGGCTAAAGGGCAAGCAGCACCGCAGAAACAGGCCAAGGCAGCAGTCACCATGAGGCCCGGAACGTCTAAAACTCTCGCAACTGCAACGGCGGTAGCGCGGAACCAAAAGGCCGCTCTGGAAACCGCTCGCAAGTCAGGCCGCGTTGAAGACATCGCCGCCACCATGCTTGTACGCAAACCGAAAAGGTAGACTATCATGGCAGTTGATGCACAAACCATCGAAACGTATGACAACACTGTCATCCGTGAAGACCTCGAACAGCAGTACACGATGATCTCCCCCGAGGAGACGCCGTTCCAGACTGCTATCGGTGTCGGCCCCGCCGCCACCAACACCTACCACGAATGGACTGTGGTAGAACTGGCCTCGCCCTCGACCTCGAACCGCGTCATCGAAGGTGACGATGCTCCGGGCGAAGACGTTGGTACGCTGGGCAAACGCTTTGGCAACTACACGCAGATCAGCGACAAGATCGTGTCGGTTTCGAACACTTCGGAAGCCGTCGATGCTGCTGCTGAAAACGTCCAGCGTTTGGCTGCTCAGGTCGCCATCAAGCTGAAGGAAATGAAGCGCGATATGGAAGCCATGCTGCTTCAGAACATCGCTGCTGCCGCTGGCTCGTCGGGTACTGCCCGTCAGGCTGCTGGTCTGCCCGCTTGGCTGCGGACCAACATCGTTCTGGGCGTTGGCGGGGCTGCGCCTACCTTGTCCGGCACGACCGCTGGCTATCCTGACGCGGCCCTGACTCCGGGTACTGCGATTGTTCTGTCGGAAACCAACCTGAACAACGTCATTCAGGCTTGCTGGAACGAAGGCGCTACGCCTTCGATCATCATGGTCAACGCCAACAACAAGCGCGTTATCTCGCAGACCTTCACGGGTAACGCTACCCGCTACAAGGACGCTATCGACAAGCGCCTGACTGCTGCCATCGACGTCTATGACTCGGACTTCGGTGAAATGACAGTGGTCCCGAACCGCTTCCAGCAAACCACTGCATCGAACAACTACTCGGTGTATGTGCTGGACCCCGAATACGCGAGCCTCTCCTTCTTGGAAACTCCGCGTCAGACGGAACTGGCCCAGACTGGTCACGCAAAGCGCCGCATGGTGCATTGCGAATACACGCTGAAAATCTCCAACGAGAAAGCCCACGGCGCGATCCACGCGACCACTGGCGCAGCGGCCTAACGAAACTAGGGGCGGCGGCAGCGCCGCCCCTTCCCTTTAGAGAGGACTATCATGTCTGAAGAACCAGAAGTCGTTGCTGAAGCAGCAAAAGTCGAAGACGTTGCGCCCAAGAAACGCGCAAAGCCCGCGACAACCAAATACGAAGTCATCAACGGCGCAATCAGCCCCTATGGCGGCGGCATGGACTCGCTGATCCATCCGGGTTCCGTGGTCGAACTGACTCCTGACTTGGCCTCGCACTACAACAAACTTGGCTACCTCAAGCCCTATATTGAGGAATAATATGCTCCTGCCATCTTCGCCAATCGTCGAAAAGCTGTATCTCGACCCCAATGGTCGGGACGTCCACTTCATCAAGAAGCAAGATGTGCAGGGTATCTTAGACGCAGCAAAGGATGCAGCGGACACGCTGCGTCCAAATACTGGCCCCGCTGGCGGCAAATACCTTGGCACAGTGCCTGTCCTTATCGCTCAACAGTGGGCAAAGGAATGTGGCGCATCAGTAGGCTCGCGCGAGTGGGCAATCTATGCTAAAGGTAAGCTACGCGATGGAACGTGGTCACGACTCAGGGTGCATCAGAAATGAACTATGCCGCTTTCAAAGCCTACCTTGCTCGGTTCGTCTGGCGTAACGGCGACACAGTGTTTGAGGCAGACCTAGACAATATGGTCAACATGGCTCACGCCCGCCTGAACCGCGATCTGCGGATTCAGCGCATGGTGGTGGTCGCCAATGCTGACTTGGTTGCTGACTCAATAGCACTTCCGTCAAACTATCTGGAAATGCGGACGATCACCTCTGACAGTCCTCCTGCCCCCATGCAGTACGTCTCGCCTTACGAGCGCGAGCGCATCAAGCTGGCAAACGCCAGCACCTTCCAGCCAGTCTACACAATCGCCAATGACGCGCTGTATTTCGTCGGTCCTATGGCAGCGACTGACGATCCGGCGCGGTCAATCATTATGACTTACTACAGCAAAGTGCCTGACTTTGCTGCGACGAACTCGTCTTGGTTGGCCGACGACTATCTCGACCTCTATACCTACGCTGTCCTGCGCCACACTCCTGCCTATTTAAAAGACGATGAACGTGTGGCATTATGGAAGAACGAGTACGACGAGACTCTTGGGTCCGTTATGAATGCTGAAGCTGGTCGTCGTTATGCGGGAAGTCCGCTACGCGCACCGATGCCGGGAGTTGTCGCATGAGCCTGTCAAACGCCTTTGAAACCACCACGCTTGAGTGGCTATTCACTGCAACCGCAGTCACGCGCCCCACGGCTTGGTATCTGGCCCTTTACACTGTCGCCCCCACGGATGCTGGCGGCGGCACTGAATGCAGCGGCACTTCTTACGCTCGCCAGTCGTTCACCATGAGTGTTTCTGGCAACTTAGCTACAAATACTGCCAATATCGAATATCCGACCGCTGGCGGATCGTGGGGAACGCTTGTAGCCGTTGGTGTCTTTACTGCTGTGACTGGCGGGACGCTCATTGCTTACGGCGATCTGACTGCGGCAAAAACCATCGCCACGGGCGATGTGCTGCGTGTTCCTGCTGGTGATCTAGACATTACATTGGATTGAGTTTGACATGGCTACTATCGTTACACGCGCTGGAAAAGGTAGCCCTCTCACTCATAACGAGGTGGATGCCAACTTCACCAATCTGAACACTGACAAGGCTGAGTTGGCCTCGCCCGCACTGACTGGCAACGTGACTGTTGCGTCCAACTCTGCGGTAGCCGCCGTCACGATCACGCAGATTGGTGCTGGCAATGCCTTGGTCGTTGAAGATAGCGCAAACCCGGACACCACCCCGTTTGTGGTTACCGCTACTGGCAGCGTAGGGATTGGTACGAGTTCGCCTCTTGCCAAGGTCCACTCGCAAGTAAACACGTTTACCACCGCAGACATGGTTGCCTATAAGGCATACAACGCTCAAGGCGTGGGCGTTTACGCAAACTTTCAAAACTCGACTACTGGCACTACCATTACAGATGGTTTCTTGATTGGCATAAATGATAGCGAAGAAGCTGTGCTGATCAACTATGAAGCTACTGCAATGGCGTTTTTTACAAGTGCCACAGAACGGATGCGCATCGACGCCTCCGGCAACGTAGGGATTGGGACGAGTTCTCCTAGCACTTATGGAAACCTAGCAATATTTGGAAAAACATATAGTTCAACAGGATATGCTTTAACGTCAGACTCTTCAAACTTTACTCCATCTGGGGTAACCAATTCAATTCCAAACTATGGTTTGGGTGCGCCAGAAGTCTCGGTTGTTTCTTTGTCTGGTTTTGAGTCTTTGCGCTTTTACGCAAACCAAATTGAAAGACTTCGTGTAGCTCAGTTAGGTCAAATTGGCATCGGCGGCGCTAACTACGGCAAGTCCGGTCAGGTGCTTACCTCTGGTGGGTCAGGTGCATCGCCTTCGTGGACTTCATCGGCGCTCGGATCAACTGTTGTTTCAAGCAAAATTGGTAGCAGGGCAACAGCCACAACATACCAAAACACCACCAGCGGGTGGCTTTTAGTATCAGTTTCCATGTCTAACAATGGGCAAACTTTTTTGCTAGGGTCAACGTCCGGCTTAGGTATAACAGGTATATCCATGAACGTGGCGGCTTCAAATATGACGTATCTTGTCCCACCCTCATGGTATTACCGGGTGACAGGAACCGTCATTTCTGTTTGGACAGAGGGACAAGCATAATGGAACACGGTTTTTATCACCCGACAGACGGCTACTGGCAGACCATCTCTACACCCACTGACGAACATCTTGCAGCGTATCCTGAAGGCACTGTTGAAGTTCCAATCCGTCCTAGTCACCTGCACACATGGAATGGTTCTGAGTGGGTTCCACCTACGCAGGAAGTAGCTGACGCAGCACAAGCTGAAATTGTCCGTGCAACCCGTGATACCATCCTTTCTAACGTGGTTGACCCCATCGTCTCCAACCCCCTGCGCTGGGCTGACCTTACCGCAGAAGCACAAGCTGCATGGGCCACATATCGTCGCGCCTTGCTGGATGTTCCGCAGCAGGAAGGCTTCCCCGTAGACATCGTTTGGCCCACGCAGCCGGAGTAAAGTATGCCAGCGCCGTATTACGTCGAGCCTGATTACTGGATAGAAGGCTACGCCGTAGGCGATGCCACTAATTTTGCATCTGCAATCAACATTCAGGCAGTTGTCACGACGAGTGCAAAGCGCATACAAAATGTTGCGTCAGACATACCACTTACACTAACTGTTGCGGCTGACTCTGCCATTATCACTTTGGCAACGGCGACAATTCCTATAACGTCAACGACGACTGTAGCGGCACAAAAAGTGCTTTTGGGCAACAGCTTCATTGGTCTTACTTCACAGACTTCTGCGACTGCGCTCGCCATCTACCTGACTGGATCGGACATTAGCATCCAGTCAGATGTATCGCCGTCCGCACAAAGGATCGCTCGTGCTGCCTCAAATATAGCGAGTGCGCTCACCTTTGTTGCATTTGCTCGCAAAAAATGGGAAGATGAGTCAGCAGATAGCGAAGACTGGACTCCGCAGCCTCCGGCCATTGATCCTTGGACACCGCAGACTACCGCAGCGTCCCTTTGGTCTGATCAAAATGCTGGTTCTGGTAACTGGACCCCACAAGCCGCTGACTCGTCAGCGTGGACCGAGTAAGGATCGAATAGATGGCCGATACAACGACGACAAACTACGGCTTCACGAAACCTGAAGTTGGGGCCAGTTCGGACACTTGGGGGACCAAGCTAAACTCTGACTTGGACGCCATCGACGCACTTCTTGGCGGCACAGGCACTCCAAAAGCCAAGCCAAACTTGTCTGGTGGTCTTTGGAAAATCGACGGCACGGCAGTCACATCATCGGCGGCTGAACTTAATATTCTTGACGGCGTGACCGCATCAACAGCGGAAATAAACGTCCTTGATGGCATCACAGCGACGACCAACGACCTAAATACGCGACTAATGCCGTCAGGCGGCATTATCATGTGGTCAGGCTCCATCGCATCTGTGCCATCTGGCTGGTATCTCTGCGATGGTGCAAACAGTACGCCTGACTTGCGCGACCGCTTCATCGTCGGTGCAGGGACCACTTACGCTGTAGGCGCTACTGGTGGTTCTGCCTCTGTAACTTTGACTGAAGCCCAAATCCCTTCTCATACACATACTTTCAGTGCGACGACCAATACGACCGGGGCGCACACGCACACTGAGCAAAATTACAGTTCTAACGGGACTGGTGACGGCTCCGGCCCCGGCTCAAGCTGCTGCGGTGGCGCAATCGAAAACAGCGGTGTTCAGACCCTTTCGGCTGGCAACCACTCGCATACAGTCAGCGGCACAACTGCCGCCACAGGTTCTGGCGAGTCGCATGAAAACCGCCCGCCATATTATGCTCTCGCCTACATCATGAAAGCGTAAGCATGAGCCAGCCGTTTTCTGAAACGCGCTACGCAATTTGCACAGCGTGTGAAAATTTCAACTCTTTACTAAAACAGTGCAAACTATGCGGTTGTATCATGCCAATCAAAGTCAGATTTGCACACTCTGACTGTCCTGCTGGCAAATGGGGTAAGGAATAAATATGGAATTTTTGGACCTCATAAATACTGCCATGCAGTGGATCGTAGCCCCAATCGCCGCTGGTGTGCTGATGATGTACCGCACTCAGCAAAGTCATGCGACACAACTCGCCGTGCTACAAGCAGTCCACGAGGCGAACAAAGAAGCCCACGACAAAGAATTTAAAGAGATGCGGGAAAACTTTCGCCGCATCTTCGAAAAGTTAGACACAATCGAAGGGGTGCTGCGTAAGTGAAGTTTCTTCCACTTTTGCTACTTGCCTCATGCGGCCCTATCGCTGTTACATCAATCGCTTACACGACTGCTTGTCCAGAGGGGGATACCCAATGCGAAATCAGGCAGAACGCCCAAACGCTCTACTACATGGGACAGTTCGAGGCTGGCGATGCCTTGATGTGTGGCGGCGACACTTCTGTGCGCTCATCGCTTGGGGAAGTCTGCTCGCTTTACTAAGCCCTGCCGCAGCACAGATCACAGGCGATCTTAATACCAACAGCGGCAATACCAACTCCACTGTCGGCAGCAACAACCCCACCAACAACGAAACCAAAAACTACAACGGCGCGGGCAGCGCACCATTCAGTCAGCCTGTACCGACTGCCGCTGCCCCTACAGTCATGGGCGGCGGCGGTAATGATTCCTGTCTCATTCCGATCCAGCAAGCCTTCCAGATCAGCATTTTTGGCAAAGCTGACGGCAAGATGATCCAAGATACAGAGTGCAATCGTAGGAAAGACAGCCGACTGCTTGGCACACCACAGGACACGGGCGGTCTGGGCCTTCAAGTCAGCGGCATTTCTCTCATGTGCGGCAACCCTGCCATCTTCAAAGCAATGGCTCTCGCATCAACACCCTGCCCTGTCTACTCCATCGCTGCTGGTAAGCTGATGATGGGCAGGGACGCCTACATCACAATGCGTTCCCAGCCCTTCATTTATGTGGTAGGATACGCCGACGACCAGACTTTCTGGGACACCTTTTTGATGATGGGAGAGGAACTGCCCGATGTTGAAGTTGACCAAAACACTGGCCCTAGCCTTTCTGAGCGTTTCCGCCGCAACACAGGTGCTGGCGGAGCAAACGATGACCAACCTAAACCAGTCAGCCCAAGCGATTCTAAGTCAGATTAGCGCCTCGCAAATCCTGACTGCTGGGGCCGTGCAAGCCGCTGGAAGCGGCGATATTCTGAATACCGGGGTCATGCAGACAGCCTCTATTTCTGACTCCATGCAGAACAGCTACAACAACGCTATTCAAGCAGTCATCGACGCCAACTACTATGGCTCGCACGAACTGTTCATGGACAAGCACGAAGAAGCCATGCAGAACCTGAGCGCCTCCGTGGACAACCTTGTCGATGCTACGCTGGTGCTGGCGACCGCCGCAGCAGTCGCAGACATGGCCGCAGCAGCCGACACTGTGCCTGAGCAGCAAGCCATGCAAGCCATGCTGGAAAATTCGCCGGAACTGGCTGTAACGGACGCAGAGCAGGGCAACTACAACAACGCTTTGGCCTCGGTGCAGGAGTATGCTCGTGAAGCTGGCGCGTTCCTCGCTGCTGCCAACAACACGATGCTGACGTCTACTGTGGACAACTACGCAGCCAACGCAAACGTAAACCTCTACAACGGCTTTGCTGCCTATAGTGCTACTGCTGACATCCTGAATGTCGCCGCAGGAGACACGTTTGGAATCGGCTTTATGGGCTTTATGGCTGGCAATGGCGTCAGTGCTGAAGACATCTATAGCGCAGGATACGGCTCGTGAGTGACGAAGACAGCGGAACCTCCATTAAAATTGGGGGCTTTGACTTTAAGGGCTGGTATCTGGCTGTAGCCTTACCAGTCCTTTCCGGCTTGTCGGGCGGCATCTACTATGCCTACGACACTGTGAACCGCTTCTGGGCGGTCGAGGAAAGCGTCAACGCCATCACGGATATGGAAAGCCGCGTCCAGACGCTCGAACAGGCCATCCAAGACAACGATGTTCGTGGCCTTGCGCCCAAACTGTCGTCCATCGGAACGCAGATGCAGACCATCCTAGAGCAGCAAAAGCAACTTCTTGACTTGCGGTCCTCTGTGGAAAAGTCAGACGCCATCACGGCTGGTCTGAAAGATAAACTTGACACATACGACCGCGACATCGAAGACCTGTGGAAGGCGATGGACGACCTGTCAAAGAACCCAATCCAGTGAGGGCGACATGAAAGAACGACTGATTTGGCTGGCCTTCGCTTCTGCCATCATTGCCATATTCGTCTTATCCAAAGACGGCTTCTATCGCTATCCATGCCAAGACCCGAACAAGTGGGCGCTACCAGAATGCCAGCCACCAATTTGTACGGCTACAAAACAATGTCCTGAAGACCTGACTGGAGGAATAAATGGGTAAACCTGATCCTGACGAAATGGAAGCGAAGCTGCGCTACTTCATTGGCGTGGCGCTGACTGTCATCCTCGGCGGCACGATTTTCGTCATTTTGTATTCGCTGGTCTTCGTGACGCAGCCAATGGGCGAAAGTAGTGAAAACGACCGCAAGTTCTTCGAACTCCTGACTCCCATTGCCTCCTTCATCGTCGGGGCGCTCGGTGGCGTCATGGCGGCAGGAAACAACCGCAACAAGACTTCAGAAGAAGGGCCATCAGAATGATCGGTAGACTTGTAGGCGCTCTGGTGGGGCGCAAGCTGAAAGAAAAGGCTGTCGATGCTGTGCTGGATAAGGTTGATCTGCCTGATCCAGTGGAGGACGCCATCAAGATTGCCACCACTGGCAATGTAGGCGACCTACTTGGTGCTGTGGTCAAGGGTGCGGGGAAGAAGAAATGAACCTGACTAAGGACCACATTATCCACATTCTGCACGGCAATGCTGACGCTGCCGCTTGGGCAGACGCTGCCTTGGAAATTTTGCCCAAGTACGACATCAATACGGCCAACCGCATTGCTGGCTTCTTCGCTCAGTGCGGCCATGAGTCCATGAACTTCACTGTCCTGTCTGAAAACCTCAATTATCGGGCAGAAACTTTGGAAAAACTGTTTTCCAAATACTTCTCGAAGGCAGGGCGGAATGCTGCTGACTACGCAAAACAGCCGGAGAAAATCGCAAATGTCATTTACGCCAATCGTCTTGGCAATGGGGATACGGCGTCTGGGGATGGCTTCAAGTTCAGAGGCAGAGGGGTCATCCAGTTGACCGGGCGTGACAATACTACTGCTTTTGGAAAAAGTGTAGGAATGTCGCCTGAACAAGTCATCGACTACGTCCAAACCAAAAAGGGCGCACTCGAGTCCGCTTGCTGGTACTGGAACAGCCGTAAGATTAACATCGCCTGTGATGAAGGCGACATCGTAAAGATGACCAAGCTGGTCAATGGCGGAACCATTGGCCTTGAAGATCGCCGCAAGCACTACGAGGACGCCCTGAAAGTGTTGGGAGGCGCTACTCCTGCACCGATTACCAGCGCCGCCGCCATTCCCGGAGTCCTGAAAAAAGGATCGACGGGCGAAAACGTGAAACGCCTTCAGGCCGAACTGGGCCTTGAAGATGACGGCGTGTTTGGCCCCGGCACTGAGTCAGCAGTCAAGAAGTGGCAAGCAGCCAACGGCTTGGCGGCGGACGGCATCGTCGGCCCTAAGACATTGGCTAAACTCTTGGCTTAGGCTATAGTCAGGCATCAAGGAGTTCTGCCATGCCTCTAGTCCCAATCAGTCTACAGCCCGGCGTCTACAAAAACGGCACAGCCTACAGCGGAAAACTGCGGTGGGCTGACTCCAATTTGGTGCGCTGGAAAGACGGGTCTATTCGCGTCATCGGAGGCTGGGAACGGCGGCGCAATTCAGTAAACGAAGTCATTCCGGCTCTTTATGCTGACGCTACGATTGAGGCTCCGCGCAACACTTTTGCTTGGACTGACAACTCTGGAGCGCGACACATTGTTGTCGGAACTAATCGCGCCCTTTACTACATCAACTCGTCTGGGGCCAAGTCTACCATCACTCCTGCTGGGTTTACTCCGGCAGCAAAAGACTCTGGATTGGCAGTCGGTTACGGGACGTTTTCGTATGGTTTGTCGTCTTACGGCACTCCTCGCACGTTTACTGGTGCTATCCCCACTCCTGCTGCCTCATGGGACTTTGCTTTGTGGGGCGAAAACCTTTTGGCGCAGTTCCGTGGTGACGGACAACTTTATGAATGGACTGTGGGCGACCCTGCGGCCCTAGTCATCTCCACCTCGCCCACTGATATGCAGGACTTCCTCGTGACTGACGAGCGCATCGTTATAGGTGTCGGTGACTCGACCAATCCGCGCATTGTTCAGTGGTCTGCTTCAGAAGATAACACCGACTGGACCCCATCTACCACCAACCAAGCTGGGTCTATTACCTTGGCTGGCACTGGCCCGCTGCTGGCGATTACGCAGATTATGAACGAACTGCTCATCATCAGTCAGAATGAAGTCTATGCTGGGCGCTACCTCGGCCCGCCTTACATCTACGGCTTTGACCGCGTAGGCGACAACAGCGGACTCATCTCCCCTACCTCAGTCGTGACCACTGCCCGCTTCGCTATGTGGGCAGCGGAGCGCAACTTCTGGATGTATGACGGCTCTCTCCACAAGCTAGAGTCAGACGTCATCGACTTCTTCCATAACGACCTAAGCGAGACGGAATACAGCAAGACTTACGGGTTCTCGCTGCGGGGCTTCAACGAAGTCTGGTGGCTCTATCCGTCTAAGACAAGCCCAGACAAAGAAGTCGATTCCTACATCTGCTACGACTTCTCCGCCAACCACTGGACCAAAGGCAAACTCAGCCGCAGCGTAGCCGTGGACAATGCCGCCACTGCCTATCCCCTCATGGTGTCGGCAGATGGGCTGCTCTACAACCACGAACTGCCCGGAACAGCGATCACAGACGGCGTGACGCCCTATTGCGAAACTGGACCGCTCGAACTCGGTCAAGGCGACCGCCAAGCCTTCATCGACTATCTCTATCCTGACGAGGCAGTTGCTGGCGATGTGACTCTGACGATCAAGACCCAAGATATGCCGAACTTGCCAGAGACTTCGTATGGCCCCTACACTCTGACTGGACCAACACCAGTCAGGGCGAGAGGGCGACAATTTGCTCTGCGCTTTGAAGGCCGCGCCGCTGGCTGGCAGATCGGCACGATGCGGGCAAATGTCAAAACTGGAGGTATTCGGTGAGACGCAGCTTTATCGTCCCATCGCCTAACCGCGACAACCTTACGCGCTGGGCAACTGATGTTCACAATTTCCTGCGGGATGCCACCAGCGGCTCTGTAGACCCGCAGACTATCCTCATGCAACGCCAGATTGGCGGCGAGAAGCCGACGACTGACGGCCTGTTGATGTGGGATCAGGACGGATACCCTGTCGTATCCAAGGACAACGCATGGCATCGTCTGGCTGTTGCTGACTACAACTACGGCATCGGTAACGCCCTATTTGGTAGAGCGGCGTCTGTTACCGCAGCCGCCGCCGACACCGCTTACGCGATCCAATTCGACGCCCCTGCCTTTGCTACTGGTATCAGCCGCGATCCTGCAAACCTGACTCGGATCGTCTTTGCCAATGCAGGACTTTACCGACTGTCGTTCACGGCTCAGATTTCGTCGTCGTCAGCTTCTACGATCCATTTCCGCTTTTGGCCTAAAGTGAACGGGACCAATGTAGGCGGCAGTACAATGGTCGGAACGCTGCACAACAACGGCGGCACAACAGTCGTAGCCCGCGACAGCATTTTTCAGTTTGCTGCTGGAGATTATCTTGAAGCTATGTGGGCTACCGACAGCACCAGCGGCTTCCTAGAAAATCACGCAGCCACCGCTTACGCCCCTGCGTCTCCTGCTGCTACCTTAGCAATCAATCGGGTAGTCACATGAGCGTGGCATCTGAAGTCAGGAAATTGCTCGACATTTTGGATCATTTCCGCCCTGAATTGGAAGCGGCGATGGACCACAATGGCGGAACGCACACCTTCGACGACCTGACTATGATGGTACTTCAAGGCAGACTTCGCCTATGGTCTACAAAGAATAGTGTCGCCCTCACTGAAATTGTTGAGTATCCGCGCCAAAAGCACTATCATGTGTTTGCCGCAGGGGGCGACCTGACGGAGATGCTGGATACGATTCCGCAACTCGAACAAGCTGCCCGTGACGCTGGTTGCTGCAAGCTGACTCTATCAGGTCGTAGAGGATGGGCTAAAGTCGGCTGGACAGAGCAGTTCACAACTTGTGTTAGGAGCATAGAACCATGAGCCTCGGCGGTAAATCTACATCTGAGACGAAGATCGACCCCGCACTGCGGGACTTCGCCTTGGCGAACTTGGATATGGCTAAGAAAGTCGGACAACTTGGCTACATCCCCTACACTGGTGATACAGTTGCTGGGATGCAGCCGGGGCAGATTGCAGCCATTCAAAGCGGAAATATGGGCGGAGAAGCCTTTGGCTTGCCTACGATGGCAGTGCCGACTGGCGCAAACCTTAATCCCTATGCTGCCTATACTGACGCCCTAGCCAACATCCCTGCTGGGCAGCGGGCCTTCATCGAATCTATGTTCATTAATCCGCAGACTGGTGCAGCGCCAACGATGACGTTTGGCAACCCTGCCGCCGCTCCTGCAACGAACACGCAGCAGTCATCTAATCGTCGCCGCGATTACGAGCCGACTGGCAGAGTGCGCTACGCCGCTCCTCGTTCTGGCGGTGGTGGCGGCGGGGCCGACAGCGGTCAAGCTGGTAATCGCCGCAACATCATCGACATAATTTCTGGTCTGTTTAAGTAAGGAGAGCGCCATGTCTGGTGGTGGAGCAAATACCAATGCCTACGCTGGCGCAGCCAACGCCCTGACTGGGGCTGGTAACGCGGCAACTGGGGCTATCAACGCCTACTCGAATGTCCCGACCATCGCGTCTGGTATCTCGACCTACATGAACCCCTATACGAGCGAAGTCATTGACCGCTCTATGTCGGACATGAGCCGCCTGACTCAGCAGCAACAACAGCAGAACGCTGCGAATGCAGCACGAGCAGGGGCTTTCGGTGGATCGCGTCACGGCCTTGTGGAAGCGACGACCAACGCAGAAGCCCAGCGCAATATGGGCGACCTTGCTGCAAACCTTCGTATGGGTGGCTTCAACACTGCCGCCAACCTCGCCAATCAAGACATCAGCAACCGCTTCACTGGTGCAAGCGGGATGCTGTCTGGGGCCGGAACACTCGGCAATCTTGGCGCTTCTGCTTTCAACATGGGCAACACGCTGGAAACGAACCAGTGGAATCGCGGTATGCAGCAGCAGCAAATGGAACAGCAGCGGCTTAATGACGCCCGCCAGATGTTCTTGGACTACACCAATTCTCCTGCAAACTTCTTGCAGATGCTGACTAACGCCGGAGCGGCCTCGCCCCTTAGCGGAAATACGACTTCTACAGATGGTTACAAACCCGGAATCCTAGATTTCTTGGGACTCGGCTCTGGCCTCATGGGACTGTAAAGGACACAACATGGCAATGAATACTCGCCGCAATCCGCTCTCTGCCCTTCTGGACTATGCAAACGCGCGGGGCGACGAGGCTTCGAGCATCGGCAATGTGATGAGCCAGCTTGCCAATCCCATTCTTAAAGGGCAGGGAGTACAAGTTGCCGATGCTGTGCAGCGCGGCCCAGTGCCGCAGCCGACCCTCGTAGAGTTTAACACCACATCAAAAGAGCGGTTGGCTGGGGCGGACCCTCGCCTAAGCGATTTTATGACTGAAGTGGAGCGGCGAGCAAGCGACCAAGGCATCAATATGCAAATCGCGGAAACCAAGCGCAGCGCAGAGCGGCAAGCAGAAATGGTTGCTTCCGGCAAGTCGCAGACGCAAAACAGCCACCATCTGACTGGTAACGCTGCCGACATTTACCTTGTTGGGCCGGATGGCAAACCAAATTACAATTTTGATGACTATAAACCTGTTGCCGACATCGCAAAAGAAGTTGCCGCAGAACGCGGCCTGACTGATTTCCAATGGGGAGGCGACTGGACTACGCTCAAGGATGGCGTCCACTTCCAGCTTGGTGGCTCTCCTAACCTAAACACGACAGTTAGCACTATGGGTGGGCCGCAAACGGCTGGTGGCGCTCTGCCGCAGACTGTCGAAGGTATCCTGTCGTCGCTCTATCCGAATGCTGCTGAAGACGAGAAGGCGGCGCATCGCAAAGACATTTGGCGCGGGCTAAGTCAGGGATTGTCGGCCATATCGCAAGGCCGTCCTGTCGATCTGTCAAACATCGCAATCAACGCTGACGCCCGCCGCCGTCAGAACGTGCTGGATATGCGTGAGCGTGATCGGGCGCGGGCGGGCGCAGCGCTTATCTACAGCCAGACTGGTGATGCGGATATGGCAGGGGCAGTCGCCTCTGGGGTTATGAGCATCAACGATGTGTTCAGCGAGCGCGAGCGCAAACGGCTTACTGAGCAAGCAGACGCCCAGCGACTGAAGACTGAGCAAGCAAATAAAGCCCTTGGTGGGCTGGTGCTTGGTATGGCTGGCGATTTTGGCTTCGATGAAAAACGCACCGCAGAAGTAGCGGCGGCGCTTGATGCTGGTGTAGACCCCAGCACTGTTTTGACTCTTGGTCAGCAGTCAAAACTCGCAGACGAAGCACGGAAAAAAGAAGACGAGGCAGCAGCAGCGGCGGAGCAACGGACTGCTGTCGCAGAGGAGTATGTCGCCAGCGAAGACCCAGTGCTGCGCCTTACTGGGCAACTGCTGTTGAGCGACCCCAATATGACTGTAGCGGAAGGCTATAAGCTGGCGTCTGATCGCTTCCCTGTCGCTAAAGATACTGCTGTAGCGCCCACTAACGAGATGCAAAACGCAGATGCACTGGTCGCAAGGGGCGCGATTAACCCAGACACTAAGAAGCCGTTCACGCCCGCAGAAGCTACTGCTGTGCTAACTTTGCCAGCGCCCGCTGGATCAGAGCAAAGCAACGCGCAAAACGAAGCGCAAGATTTGTTTGCGTCTAAAGCAACCAATCCAGACACCAAGCAGCCCTTTACGTCCTACGGCGAGGCTCTGGCTTGGCGTTTGAGTTCCGGCGGGCCAAAAACAAATGTCGAAGTTAACACTGGCTCCACAGGGCAAGTAGTTCCGTCAGCATGGGCTGATGCCGAAAAGAACCTTGTTGAAAACGGGCAAATGTTTGCTCGCGCAACAAATCCTGAAACTGGTCAACTAGACATTGTACTCAATCCTGATGGGACGCCAAAGATTATTAACATCGAAGGCGGCGAAGCAGCAACTAAAGCCAACGCTGACGAAGCAGCGAAACAGGCTGACGCAGAAAAAGAAACAATGCGAGCAGTCCGCCAAACTTTGTCTGCTGACACCATCCTACGCTACGGCAAAGATGTTCTCGACAAAACTGCTGACTGGAAAACAGGTGTGGGCGAAGGACTTGCTATTATGGCAACTGGTCTTGTTCCGCGCACTGACGCTTCAGAAGTCAAAAGCCGCGTCAAGACTATCAGGAGTCTAACATCTCTGGATAACCTCACGGCCATGCGTCTCGCAAGCCCAACAGGCGGGGCGCTCGGTAGTGTGTCTGACGCGGAAGGCGCAAAATTGGAGTCACAGTTTGGCGCACTTGATGTGACAGGCGATCCAGCGATCCTGCGCGAAGACACCCGTGCAGCAATGAACGCTTACCTTGATACTGTTCACGGAACTCCAGAGAAGATTTTGCAGCTTTATAAGGACGGCAAAATTAGCGCAGAAGACGCTGACGCCTTCTCGGCTCGATATGTGATCCGTGGCTCTGGCGTAGACCCTGAGCAAGAGCGCATGGGGACTACAACAAACCTTGGGCTGTCTGGAGTGAGGACGACTGTGCTTGGCGATCTGACTGACCAAGACATCGCGCCGACCGCCATGAAAGAACTCGGTGCTGGATTCGACAAGATTATCCATGACGATACGTTCTTCGATGAAGGCGGCGCTTTTGATAGCTTGTCGCCCACTGCACAAGCTGAAGTGAAGCGGCTGATGGGAGTGAAATAAATGACGGAAGCAGAGCGCAAAGCACTTAAAGCCGCACAAACTGCAAAACGGGCTACTGCGGAAGCACAACAGGCCCCGACTCCTACTGACCAGCCCCCGCAAGAAGAAACCTTCATGCAGGGGTTTACACGCGGCATGAAGAACAATTTGGGCATGGTAAATGCCGCCGCTACTGGGGCCAGCGAAGCGGTGTCGTTTGGTTTGGATGATCCGCTCGCTGGCCTCATCAATTACCTGACTGGCAGTGCTGGCTCAATAAGCGAAGGCATCGAACAAAATGTCGCCAACAAAGCGGCCATCCAAGAGCAGTATCCCATTTCTTATGGGGTCGGCAGAACAGGCGCTGACGTAGGCTTGGCGCTCACTGGCGAAGGTCTTGTCGGCAAAGCTGTGCAGAAAGCGGCTCCGTATCTTGGCCCAGCAGCAAACTGGATCGGTAAAAATATTGTCACGCCATTTGTAGGCGGTGCGGCTCCTGCTGCGTTGTCCTCTGCTGGAAACGACCTTGGAGAAGGCCGCACTCCTGACGCCATTGCTTATGACGCTATTATGAGTGGCGGCGCGTCTTTGCTTGGTAACGCGATCTTCTCTGGTGTTCCAAAGACAGCGAAGTCAGTCGCTGGTATGCTTGGTTTTGGTGGATCAGACGCTGCTAAGACTGAGGCTGCACAGGCACTGATTAGCGAAGCGGGCGCTTTCGCTGGCAAAGGACCGCGTAAATTTGATCCTGTTACTATGGAATCGACTGGTGGCTTCCGTGCTGGTGAATTAGGCCAGCAAGCTAATGAGGCTTTGCCTAATGCTACGTTAGCTGATTTGGACCCTGCCCTTCGCAACGCACTGGCTGCTGCTGCTGGCAACCGCCGCACTGCGCCTGAAGTCTTAGGCAACCTGACTTCTGTGATGAAAGGTCGGCAGGACGAATTTGGCGTTATGGTGCAAGACGGCATTCAGCAAATTCTTCCTGACTCAGTGTCTGCCTCGGTGCATAAAGAAGGCATGGAGGCGGCGCTTGCGCCATTACAAGCAGAATACACTTCCGTACTTAAAAAGGCTGGCAAACTTCTAGATAGAGAGACAGCCTACTCTATTTTGGACGAGACTATTCCAACTGGAACAAACCAGTCAGCGGCAGTCCGCGCCCAACTAAAACGTGTTGTGGATCGTAATACGCCAGTAATGCGGGATGCAGACGGCAAGCCGCTACTTGATGCTGACGGAAACCCTATCTACGATTTAATGACCGCAGAGCAAGTTCTTTCTCTCAAAAAACAAGCAGACGACTTGTATGAGCGACTTTCTAATGAGGAAGCGGGAGCAGCAACAAAAGAAGCAGCACGATCTGCACTAAATGCAAAGAACGAAGTCAGCAAATTCTTGGATGACTATGTTCCCGGCTATTCTGACGTAACCGAAAAATACGCAGACAAGCTGACTTTTGACGATTTCCGCACCAAGGGGGCGAAGGCCGCTACACGGAAAAAAGGAACAGTCGAAGACCTGACTGACTACATCTCGACGCTAAAACCAGCAGAACTCGACGCCTTCAAACAGGGCTATCGTGATGCTCTGCAAGCCCAGATTGAGCGGGGCGAACTGGCATTTCTGCGTAAAGCAGAAGGCGGTAATACGCAAGAAATGGGCCGTTTGCGCGTTCTATTTGGCGACCAAGTTGCCAACGATCTAGCATCTTTTGCAACCAAAATGTCAGATATGCGGCAAACCACCTCGACTGCGCTAGGCGCTGCGGCAAGCTCTCAACTTGGTCGTGCTGGTGCTGGTCCTGAAATGGCGGCTCTACTTTCCGACATCGGAGACGTAGTGACTGGTGTAGCAGCGGGTGGCTTACGCGCACTTCCGGGGGCAGCCGCACGGCGTATTGCTACCACAGGCGGCAAAGGTCAACGTGCTGCTGTGACAAACCAGATTGCCAAGTGGATGACTGCACAAGGCCCAGAAGAACTGGACGCTGCTATCAAAGAAATTTTCGGCTACCTAAACCGCGCCGAAATGCCTCCTCGTATCCTGCCGCCTAGCGTAGCGCGGCAGACGTTTGGGGCGTCTTTTGGTCCTAACGAGCGGCAGTAGTCAGCCCTCTAGCTTGAAGATACGGAAGAACGTGACCAGAGGAGAACCATAGCGGTTCTCCTTTGTTTCTAGCATCACATTGTAGCCGCCAGCGACATTCTTGCCCGTCGATGGGAACAGTCCCAGCAAGAAGGCACTCAAGTCAGACGCGTCAGCCCGCATCTTTGTTGCCTTCGAATACAAATTGGTATCCTTCAGCGCCTCTTTCAAATGCTCGTGCATCCGCTTCAGCGGCACGACACCAGTGCCATAGGCCGCGACAGCGGCGTAGAGCGGCTGATACATCATCTCAAGCCGCAGCATCTCGCTTGCAGCATCTGCTTCCTCATTCCCTGACTTGGCCCCCGGAAGCAGCACAGGCGCTGTAATTTCGTAGCCTTGATTGCTGACGCCCAGTTTCTCAGTCACAATGTCAAACAAGAAGGACTTGTCGTCGTCGATAGACCGCGCCATCAGGATTTTCAGTTCAAGCTGGCCTGTTTCCTCGACCTTAGTCAGCGTCAGCAATGTATCAGGCTCTGCCTGAATGTTGCTCGAACCGCGCGGCCCGCCGCCATTCTTCGTGTTGTGGTGGATGATGACGACCGCTGCCTTGATGCCAGCATCCTTGATCTTGGCGATAACGTCAAAGACCGCCGATGTGTCTTCGACGCTGTTCTGATCGCCACCGGGCATTGCCTTAGTCAGCGTGTCGATGACGATGACGCCGATGTGGTTTTCGCCCTTCTTCAGCCACCACGCATCCGCTGCCTTGATCTGCTCCACGAGATTAACTCGCGCCGTCTCGTCCAGAAGGTTGATGCTTTCTTCGACAGTGTAGAACGGGAACGTCTTTTCATCTGTGTATTTCTCGTCCGCTGGATCGTGGTATTTCTTCCACGCCACTAGACGTTTCCTGATCGCAGTCTGGCTTTCAAGAGCAAAATACAGCACGGGGCGGCGCTCTGTGACTGTCAGTGTGTCGTCGAAATTCAGTCCAGCAGCGATGTGCATAGCCAGTGTCTGACTGACGAGCGTCTTTCCTGCCTTTGGGTCAGCCGAAATCAGCGTGACTTCGCTCGCATGGTAAATCGGGTGCATGATGAACTCCTCCGTCAGAACGTCTAGCTTCTCGTGGCCGAAATAACCGCGCCTGCCAGCAAACGGAAAGTCGTCGCCATAAGAAGCCGCAGTCACAACTGGCAACTGTGCGTTCTCAATCCGTGTGGCCGGAAACATAGCCGCGGCCATTTCCTTCAGCCAGACAGGGGCGGCATCGCGCAGCCCGTCCGTTTTTGAAACTGTGTTGAACTTCGAATGGCCGCTGCCGACGATCCTCGTCAACTCTCCGCTTTTGTCCGCCATGATAGGCTCCCAGCGGTCGTGCCGTGGGTGCTTTGGGTTAGCGGCTACCGATGCGTTCATCAGTCCTAGTAGTGTGGCTTGCACAGACTCCATAGGCTCGCCAGCAGACGATAACTTGGCTGCAAGCTGTGTCAGACTGTCATGGAAGTCATCCCCCGTCAGGATGTTCTTCTTTAGGGCCTCTATGGGCGTAGCGGCTTGGGCTACCCTAGCAGAGCGAAGATGGTCTAGGAGGCCCGCAGAGGCCGCTAGGACGCCTTCCTGCTCCACAACGTATCCCGGAGAAGGTGGCACAATGATATAGCCGCCCTCGCCCTTTACTTCGACGCCTTTGGATGGCTTGCAGTTGGGGAACTCTGTATCGGACGAGAAGATATAGTGCCGCCCGCCGCTGCGTGTGGCGTGGACCCGTGTCTTGGGCAGGAAGCCGGACTGCGTTAGCCAAGCGACATACTTCTTCGCTGCCTCGCCTGACTCACCTTCCTTGTAAGTGTCGGCGTCAATGGCAAACAAGCCAGAGGCTTCTCCCATCCTTGCGCCGATACCATGCAGACGGCTTCCAGCATCCAAAAACATTTGCCGGATGCGGTCTGGATCAGTCGATGCGTTGTAGAAGCCGTCTTTGGTCAGTGGGCGCTTATCGTCGCCTGTCGGAAACACTGGGACGCCTAAGTCTGCCCAGTCGAGTGCTGCTTCGATCAAGTCAGCGGGCGTGATGACTTGGTGCATATTCATTGCTTCGACCCAATGTCTTCCCAGTATTTTGCCAACAGCAGCGACTCGGCGCGGTTGTGGTCCATTTTGCGGGCGAAAAAGCCAGCATCGTCCGGCCACGTTTCAATGGCACGAAGACGCGCTGGCTCCTTGGGGTTCTGAAGCGTGACTGGAATTTTCAGTGCTGGCTTCCAGACTGACGGCGGCACTAGCTTGTAGGGCAGCTTCAGCCCAGCGCAGATGCCTTCAGTCAGGAACAT